CTCCTGACCTGTAGCATCCTTTAGCATCAGGAGAATTTTATGTTCTTTTACCAGAAATGGTCTAAACTTTACAGGCTTATTGTTACTGGGTAAATTAGTTTCATAAACAGGCACATCTAACACTGGTAAAGGCATTTCTCATCCTCATGGTCTGGGTAATAGTTTAAAGGCTCCGTTTCCTATGTTTTTAACAGGCTCCTGTGGAACCAAGGAATTTTTATTAAGACTGTTTTTAAATAATGCCGAAGAATTTTTAGGATTATTTTCGTACCAACGCCTAAATCTAAAGTTAACACTATGCAAATGAAAAGTATCATTTAATGAATGGCTAACATCTAACTGTACTTGACCTGCAGGAAATCCTTCGGTAAGCGTAATGCCATAGGCTACATTATTTGTCTCATCTAATTGTGTAACAGTTATACTAGGCGAAATGTAGTCACGCTGATAGCTTACAGTATATTGTCTATCATCTACAATGTTCTGCATCCAGGTATCAAAAAATCTTTTGACCTGCATTTTCTGATCTAGCAGGAACTGGACAACCATGAATCCGCCATAGTTAATGTTTTTGGGTCTGTGTATGGCAGGACCCCAGATTTGCTGTAGATCAGCGTTTATGGTGAGTTCGGGAAATACTGCACTTTCTGCTAACAGACTAACGGTTTTTTGATCTATGCCTACTGCTTGCTGTAGACTAAGTGGAATGGCAATGTCAACTTCGAATCTGTTCTTTCTGGCAAGACCCAGCGTACTGACTGTAGATCTAAAATTTTCTATGCTAAAGTTAGCCATTAATAGTTCTTTCTGGTTTGCTTCCAGACCTGTTGTTTGCTGGCTCCAACAAACTGTTCTACAGGAAGCTGACTAGCCGTAATCCAATCTGGATATGCTATGGTTAAAAATCTACTTTGAACATGATCATACAAATAATGCTTTACACAACTAGCCAAAGGTTTCAACGCAGCAGCACTACTCAATAATTGCCAGCTTAGCCTTACTTTGGTAGTAATGTCATTTTTATCGTTATTAGTATACTCAGCAAGTTTGCCTAGAATTCTAAATCTAAGCAAGTAGGGCAAATAGTGTAGATTCAGACCATAAAACCCATCGGGCTCTAATCTATAGGGCAAAGTCAAAGGAAATCTATCCCAGTACGGCAAAGTGTCCTTGTGCTTGGCATCATAGAAATACAAATACATACGTCCAGGCACAATCTTACTGGTAAGTTGCCCAGAAGACTTCATCAAACGTTCGGTCTGCCCACGAACATTTGCCAGTTTTTTAACCTGGTCCTGGTACCATTTATAACTGGCATCTGGATTAGGTGTAATATTGGAAAAAATATCTGCCATTATTTATTTGCTTTTTATACCCAGGTCTTTTTCGGTAAGTATAATAAACTTCATGTTTCTATCCTCACAATATTCAAACGCAGCTCGCCATTTTGCATCGTTTACGCCATACTGAAAGACTTCGTCGATAAATTTTTTTGTAACACGTTTAGGCTTTTCAGGCGGCCTAGTAAATTTTTCGGGTTTAATTTCTACCAGATACTTTTTAGTGTTGCCCGAGGTTTCTTTTATTTTCATATAAAAATCAACAAAGTATCTGTGCACACGTTTATCCACTGGACTTACATAGGGAATAATTACGGTTTCACTGCCCCATTCTAAAACACTGGGGTTGAAATCACACCATTTCATGAAACGCAATTCCCAGGTACTGCGCCAAACCACAGCACCAGGATCCCCACGATATTTCGTAGGATTTTCAACTCTATATGATCCTTTGTAGGTACTCTTGTAACTAGCCATAAATAATAAATATCCTTTCTACTATTTATGGCCATGGACAATCCAAATTACAAAAGTAGTGATTACGCCAGGTTAGAAGAGCATGATCGTCAACGAAGATTCATTAACCAATATTCAGACCGATCAGCACTTAATTCAACCAACAAATATAACATAGGTAAGTTAGAATTCCCTGAAAATGTGAATTCAGACGACTACCCACACTATGTTAGTTTCTTTATTAACATTAGGGGCAAGAGCCAGTTTAATAAAGAAAATAGGTTCAAAGATCAGGCCATACTAGCCCCAGGTGGTACTAGCCTTACTCCCGATGAAATTAACTCTGCAATCAATCTGCTGGCTACAGGGGCTGGTGGTGTTCTGGGTGTAGGTGCTGTAAAAAAATTCGCAGGCCTTAAAGCCGGGCAGCAAGTTAAGGCTGGTGGTGGTTCACAGAAAAAAATCGACCTGGCTTCGGAAAATGCTAAAGCCAGCGGTAAATCACAATTATTAGGTGGAGCTTTGGGTGCTGCAGCAGGCTTTGGTGTAACCTGGTTGGGTACCAAATATGGACCAGACATCATAACACCAGATAAAAGTTACAGAATCAGTGATGTGATAACTTTGGCTGTTCAGGAACCGCCTGCAGTCAGTTACGATGCCAAGTATAACGATACCGCATTGGGTATGGTTCTAGGTGCTTTGGGCAGATCTGCAGGTATGCTTGAACAAGGTAAAGCCATGTCTACCATGGCAGAAGCCGGAGTATTAGGTCTTAGTACATTAGCTGGAGCGGCTCTTGGCGCCAAAGCCGGTGGAGGTTTAGGTGGCGCTGCACTGGGCGCTGCTGGTGGTGCATTGGCAGTTACTGGACCTGCAGTGCAGGCCATGACAAAGATGCGTACTAATCCTTTTAGGGAAATGTTGTTCGAACAAACCGATTACAGACAGTTTAAATTTAACTATAAATTCTTACCAAAAAATAGAAACGAAGTCGATAACATTAAACGCATCGTAGACTTATTTAAGTTTCATATGCATCCTGAACTTAGTACAGGCAATCTGTTTTTTATCTACCCTGCAGAGTTTCAAATAGTTTATTATTTTAAAGGCAAGGAAAACAGTTATTTTCATAAAATTGCACCCAGCGCTCTTACCAATCTTTCTGTGTCCTATGGTTCGGGATCAGGCATGAGTAGTTTTCATGACGGTGCTCCTACTGAGGTAAATATATCGTTATCCTTCCAAGAGCTGGAATTACTAACCAAAGAGAAGATACAATTAGGTTACTAACATGTATTTTGAAAATTTTCCTACTCTATATTATACACTTGATAACAATAAAACTGGTCAGATAGTACAGGATATATTTCGCAGGATTGTATTATCCGATCAAATAACTAATAACAATGTACTGTACGAAGAATATGAAATACAGGATGGTGATACCCCAGAAATTTTGTCTGATAAATTTTATGACGATCCTTCTTTGTACTGGGTCATACTTATAACTAATGGCATATTAGATCCTAGGTTCGATTGGCCTATGGATTGGAATAAATTAGAACAGTACATAGAAAGAAAATATCCCAGTAACCTTTATCTAGAAAGTAATGTAGTTGTTAATTTTAACAAAGGTGAAACCATAACATCAGAAAATGCTAGCGCTAGAATTTTATCGGGTTCGGGCAATAGGTTGAATGTTATTAATGTTGAGGGAGAATTTTTCGCTGGCGATTACATAGTTGGATCGGTTAGTAATTACGCTGCTTATCTCAAAAGCGAAGGTACATTCTTTGAAAATTACAAGGAAAATACTCGGTATTATGCTTACCTATCAAATAATACAGCAATTGATGAGTTTACTGCTGCATCATTAAATGGAAATTTTGTAGAAATTGAACAAGTGTCCAATAGGATTTTTGAAATCAGACACAATGACACCAAAAGATCAATCAAAATTTTAAAACCAACCTTTGTTGGTAGATTCTTGGAAGAATTTAGAAAGGCTATTGCCTAATGAAGGTAACTCGTAAATTAGAGAATCCAGGTGATGTAGTAATTGAAGTATTGAAAATTATCAGTACTCGTGGATTGGTAGTAGATCTAGAAGATTATCTGGTAGAGTTCAACCTGTATGAAGAAATATTTTCGCCCTGCATGCATGGTTCTATAATTTTAACTGACAAAAGAAATTTAGTTACTAATTTACCCATTATTGGTCAAGAGTTGCTTGTAGTGAAGTTTACTACGCCTACATTTCCATCTAGCATAGAAAAAACATTTAGAATTACCAAAATTACTGACAGACACATTGTCATGGGACAAAATGCGCACATGTACACTTTGCATTTTGTTAGTCAGGAAATTACATTGGACATGAATGCTCCTATTTTTAAATCATTTGAAGGAAAAATTGATGACGTTGTTTCTGAAATTTTTTCGGACTTTGTTTCCTTTCCCAGATCTCTTGTATTAGAAGGCAATGAGGTAACAGAATCTCTAGAAGGCACTCCCTGTAAAATTTTAACAGAAACCAGTAATAAGATAAAATTTATTAGTCCTGGATGGAGTGCTTTTAAATGCATCAATTGGTTAGCCAGTAAGAGTATACCCAACGAAGGTGCAGCCTGTAATTTTTTATTCTGGGAAAGTAATAAATGTTTTTATTTTGCCAATCTTGAAACCATATTTAAACAAAACTATGAGAACCAATTGACAGGTGGTACTTACCATTTCATACCCAGTAATATTAGAACAACAGCATCCAGAGATGTTCTAAGGGAGATGTTTATTACAGATAGTGTGGAAACCGTAGTTGGTGTGGATCAAATAAGAAACTATGTAAGTGGATATCTAAGTAATCAGCTCATAGAACTTGACATAGTTAATAAAAAATACCAAATAATTAATTACGATCATACCAACAGGTTCGATGATTATTTTCATATCAGTGGCCCTGACAGCATGCCCTTGTTTTCACGAACTGGTGACATGGCAGCGCCACAATCTAATATAAAGTTTCATTCTAAACATCCAAAATTGTTTAATAATTTTGAAGATAACATAAGCGAAGTATTTGGTGAAAAACATGGTAACAGATTAAGTAACATGTTAGAACTAGACAATTTTAAACTAAATCTTTATGTACCTGGTCGAACTGATATAGAATGTGGGCAAATGATAAATTTCAAATATCCTGACGTACAGCCTACAGATTCAACTGATAAGTTAAGCGACAGAATTGATCCTTTTTATTCGGGAACCTATCTTATTACGGGCATTAGACATCAGATCAATGCAGTAAGACATAAAATGGTTTTAGAAATTACCAAAGATAGTTTGTCAGGAGCAGATAATAAGTATAGTGGTATTTGGACATGAAGAAAAATATTTTTAATACAGACAATTTTAATTGGTGGATCGGCGTTGTTGAAGATAGAATGGATCCAGAAAAATTAGGTAGGTGTAAAGTACGAATATTTGGATACCATCCTGAATTTAAAGAAGATTTAACTACCGAAGATTTACCCTGGGCCTGGCCCATACAGCCCATAACTAGTGCTGGCATAAGTGGCAAAGGAAGTACACCATTGGGCCCTTTGCCAGGTACATGGGTCATAGGATTTTTTCTTGACGGCGAAGACATGCAGCAGCCGACATTCTTTGGTGTAATAAGTTCTATGGTTTCAGGTGAGACCTATGAACCTGAACCTGAGCCAGAGACAACAAATAATCCTAATATAGATATTTTACGAACCGAGGATGGTAAACCAGTACTAGACAGTAGCGGCAATCCCATACAGACCGGTAAACCATTTAAAGAGGGTTGGGAACTTGGATCCACATCTGAGAGGTTTGAATCAGGTGGACGAGGGCCTGGTACTATAAATGATTATTTGGGTAAAGCGTCCGGCGATAACGGTGGTGCCAGCTACGGCACCTATCAATTTGCTAGTTACTTGCCCAAAACTAATAAAGATGGTAAATATAGGCCTGATGCAAAGTCTAGCCCGCTCATGTCCTATTTGAGATCCAGTAAATATCGTGATAATTTTAAGAATTTAACACCTGCCACACCGGAATTCGATAGTGCCTGGAAGAAACTTGCCAGTCAAGATCCTACAGGATTTAAGGCCGATCAGCATGACTTTATTAAAACTAATTATTATGATGTAATGGTAAATAATCTAAAAAGAAATGGTTTCGATGCATCTAAATATGGCCCTGGTGTTCAGGATTTAATCTGGAGTACCGCAGTTCAGTTAGGGCCTGCTAATACCAGTGTATTTACGCAACCACTGGCTAATAAATCTACACTTAATGATAAAGATGTAGTAAATCTAGTATGCGAATTTAAAAAATCAAGAGTAAACATATTGTTTAGAAGTTCTAGTGCAGATATAAGAACATCAGTTAAGAACAGATATGAATCAGAACAAAAAACTCTTTTAACTCTGTGCTAAAATATGCTCTTCAATAACGATATTAATAATAGCGTCCAGAAAGAACTGACTGATTGGCTTACAGACCAAAAAGACAATTTAGGTCTTGGTACAGTATCTAATACTGAATTCCAGCAGATATTACAGGACGTATTACCAGACCTGGTTAATAGTTATGCTCAGGACGTGCAAAATTTTACTAATGATAGTTTGAACAACGGCCCTAGTGAAGCTCTGGGTACAGTAAATAACTTCAATATTGCTACAGGCAATCAGGATGCTTCGACGGTTTCGGGTTCTGTAATTAATCGTTTAGGTACCAAAGGTGCGCTTAATTTGCAGAACAAAGTGGTAGCCGGTGTAGTTAATGGTCTGCAGGCTAAAATGGCCAGCAGGTCTGGCATCAATTATGACGTTATAGGTGTAGCTCTTAACAATCTAATAAGTCCATTGTTTGGAAAGCTAACCAACAAGGTCAGCACAAACTTTGTGCAGGGTATATTTAATAATGAATTTGAATCCGATAGTTTCATTAATACACAGCAATTAAATTTCGGAAATGTCACTGATCCAGAAGTTGCTCTTGAACCCATAGACATAGATTATGTAAAAAATGCTACTAAAGTATTTTTGGATGAAAGTAAGAATTTTAATATTCAGGATCCTGAAAATATTAAAAAATTAAGCAATGTGAAACGTGGGTTTGTTGATCCAACAGCAACATATCCAACCAACGATTATGCCAACACCAGTGAAGTAAATAAATTAGCCAAGGGAGATCCAGTCAATAGTCTGGTACAGTCTAAAGACCGTAATCGCGTAACTGCTGCTCCATTACCTAATAATAGTAATTTTTCAGAACCACCCAGTGCCTATAAAGCCGAGTATCCCTATAATAAAGTCACAGAAACTGAAAGTGGACACATAATTGAACTTGATGATACACCAGGTTCAGAGCGCTTGCATGTGTATCATAAGTCTGGAACCTACATAGAGATTGATCGAGACGGCAACATGGTTTGTCGTCGCAAAGGGTCAGATTATCAGATCATAGACAGAAATGGCTATGTAAGTGTTGCAGGCCATCTTAATCTAAGTGTAGCCGGTAGCGTAAATTTATATTCTGGTAATAGTTCTAATGTTGAAATCATAGGCGATGCCAAGGTTATAGTTCATAACGATGCCATAATTCAGAGTGGTGGAAATGTAAACATTAGCAGTGCTGATACTCTGAGCCTCAGAGGCAAACATGTACGTATTGAAGCCGATCAGAATTTTGATATGGTATCTGACGAGCTACTAAGGATAAAATCTAACGACATAGATCTGGTTGCCAATGTCGATTACAAGGTCAAGGCCAGTAATATTCACGTAAAATCTACGGGTAGTGTTTACTACGAAGCGTCTAAAACCATACACACTACTGCCAAAGACAACAAAGAACTTTATTCTGGTAGTCATGAACTTAAAGCGGCCGACATCAAAGTAGAATCGTCAGGAAGCATGAAGACCAAAGCTTCTAATATGTCTAGCTCTTCTAGTGGTGGTGGCATTAACATGGACAACACTTCTATAAGTATACGTGGTGTTGCTGCCATAGACATGGATGCTTTGTTTATTACACAACAGGAAGGTCAATCCGAAACCCTGGGCAACATGTCTTTTTCTTCGCTATCAGCACCCGAAAAACCCACAGAACCAGAATTAGCCAAGAACAGTTATGCAGGTATATTGACAGGTAGGCGTGATTTTGTTGCCATAGACATGCAAGATAGCATAGCCATGTGCATTGCCGATAAATTTGCCATTGAAAGTGAAGAAGAAAGCGACAACGAAGAGACTAGAAAGAATCTAGTCGATAAACTCAAGAGTCGTGGATTGGTTTCTGAAGATCAAATCAACCAAAAGGCAACAGAGCAAGGTGATGTGCTTCAGGTAAGTACTTCTAATAGGCAAATCATTACACCCAGTGAATTTTGCCTGGGTCTTACTGAAGCACCCGATAATTTTAAACTAAGTCCTAATTTTACATTAGCACATTTAAGTTCAAAAGCAGCTTGCAGCAATATCAAAATTCAGGCGCAATTAGGTTTGACCTATGGTCAAATTTTAACCAATCTGCAGGCACTGGCACTAAACATATGCGAACCGGTTTTCAATTTGTATCCTAACATGTACATAACCAGTGGATTTAGACTGAGTTCTAGCAATCAGACCAGCCAGCATCCCCGGGGGCAGGCAGTGGATATTCAGTTCAAGGGCACAGCACCTGGTGAGTATTTTAAAATAGCTAACCTATTAGCCAGATCACTCAACTATGATCAATTGCTATTAGAGTATTCTAGTTATACTAATAATCCCTGGATACACATAAGTTTTTCCTATAATTCTAAAAACAGAAATCAAATACTAACATTTTGGAATAACAAAGTACATACCAGTGGTTTGGTGCAGTTAGCATGAGCCTAAAAGAATACATAGTTACTTTAAAAAACAAACAAGATCTAGAAGAATTTTACCAGGACATGGAAACGCCTGGTGGTAATCTATACATTCCTGATCGCGAAGTTCAGATCAAGAAACGAAGACCTATAAGCCGAAATACTCATTATCTGCTTTCAGATCAAGAAGCAGAAACACTTAGGGCCGATCCACGAGTACTTGCAGTCAGCCCAACGCTACAGGATCTTGGTGGTGTTGTAGTACCTTTTTGGTCACAGGTAGGCACGTTTTTTAAAGGTAGTACAGGACAGACCAGCAACGATGATAACTGGGCACTGCTTAGATGCACCACGGGCTCACAGGTGTCTGGTTGGGGTACATTTGGAACCAGCATAAGACAATCTGCTACAGTGAATACTAACTTTAGCGGTAAGAATGTCGACGTAGTAATCATGGATGGCATTATAAATCCTAGCCATTCAGAGTTCGCTGTTAATGCCAATGGTACTGGTGGTACTAGAGTGGTTCAGTATAATTGGTTTCAGCATAGACCAGATGTTACAGGTGAAGCAGCTGGGACTTATAATTATACAGCAGGTTATACTCTAAATGAAGCGTCACATGGTACTCATGTAGCTGGAACAGCAGCAGGAAATTCACAGGGTTGGGCACGTGACGCTAAAATTTATAATTTAAATCCCTATGGCTACAACAATGTCGACAGTTCCGAATTATTTGATTATGTTAGATTGTTTAATTATAATAAAAGCATCAATCCTGATACCGGAATAAAAAATCCCACAGTAGTAAACTGTAGTTTTGGTATTCAGTTACCCATACACGCAGAATATGTTGAAGAAGTATTTTTTCGTGGAACTACCTATCAGGGACCCTGGGACAGTAATGGCAATGGTACTGTAGACTGGCAAGATGTAGGCTTCCCCTACAATGTACCACAGACCATAAGTGGGATGCCAATTCTTTGGCAACCCTTGTATATTTCTTGGATAGAAGCTGATTTGATTGATAGTATTAATGAAGGTATTTTTATAGTCTGCGCTGCAGGTAATACTGCTACTAAAATAGTCGAAGAAGGTTCAGCAGACTTTGATAATTACGTGTATTTTAAAAACGTATTTGGTAACAATGCCTTTGCTACTACTTATATGCACAGACGAGCAGGATTAGCTGCTCCTGGAGTAATTAATGTAGGAGCCTTAGGAGCTACTTCAGCAGAATATGTTGCACCGTTTTCCAATCGAGGTTCTGGTATAGACATCTATGCACCCGGTGAAAACATTGTAAGTGCCTGGCCCATATCTGGTCAAGGTGTAGCAGATCCCAGAAATAACACACTTACACCTAAGCGAACCGACAGATTAAAGGTCGATAGTGGAACCAGCATGGCTTCACCGCAAGTGGCTGGAGTTGTTGCGTGTCTGGCAGAACTAAAACCAAACATAACCATAGAAGAAGTACGTGACTTCATTTATACAAACAGTAAAAAAAGCCAGATAGCCGATCCTTCACCAGACCAGTTCGACAATCCTAACAGTCTATTGGGATCAAATAATTATCTGCTATACTTGCCTTACTATAACAATTTTAGTGTAACTGCTAATGTAGGCATATTAAATGAAGGCAACAATGTTGTTTTTACATTCTTGGCCAACGATATACCAGATGGTTCTACCATATACTGGACCAACAACGGAACCACAGGTGCTGCAGATTTTGTTGAAGGCATAAATCAGGGATGTCTGTACATACAGGCCAATGTGGCTACTCTGGAATTATCGCTTCTAGAAGATGTATTGACCGAAGGCCAACAAACCATTATCATGAATGCCCGAGTTGGAGGATTTACTGGCACCATTGTAGCAGCTACCACAGTAAATGTTCGAGATACTAGCAATACCCTGTATCCTGAATATTACATTACTCCAGGACAGGCCAATGTTGCTGAGGGTACTAGTGCATCATGGGTAGTAACCACTAGAAATATCCCCACAGGCACAACCTTATACTGGACCAACAAAGGTACTACCGACGGCGCCGATTTTAGTGATGGTAGAAATTTTGGCACTGTAAGCATAAGCAGCAACTTTGGTAGTATAACCAGAAACGTGGTTGTTGATGCAGTTACAGATGATGCTGAAACCATTGAACTAGAATTGAGAACCGTAAGTACTACTGGTCAGGTAGTTGCCAATGCAGCCATAGTGTATGTAATTGACAGCGCAGCACCAGCAGCGAATACTAATTATATAATTACTCCCAGTACCTTGACCATAAATGAGAGTGGATTATTTAGAACTATTACCTATACTGTAACTACTAGTAACGTAACCAACGGCACAGTATTGTACTGGGATAATATTGGATCTACAAATAGTTCTGATTTCACAGATTTTTTAAACACTGGTACTGTTACTATTAATTCAAATACAGGCACATTTACCAGACAACTCAGAAACGATGTATTAACCGAAGGTGTAGAAACAGTCATAATCAGAATACGAACAGGCAGTAGTTCTGGTCCTGTAGTAAATACTGCTCCGGTAGTAGTAGTGTCTGATACCAGCAATTATGTTCCGCCGCCACCACCACCGCCAGCTCCTAGCCCGCCGGCGCCTATCATAAATCCCAATCCACCGCCCCCGCCAGGCAGTATACTGTTGCCGCCACCCCCTAATCCACCGGCTCCAGAGCCACCACCGGCACCGGCTCCTGTTCCTGTTCCTCCACCAGTACCACCGGGCTATTATGTTTGGCGAGCCAATGTTTTTTATCAGGTTGGCCTAAACAATAGCCGTCGAACAGCCATAAATGTTCATAGAAAACCAGGTATAAACAATGTAGATGTCATCCTACAGCTAGGCTATAGTCCCGAAGAATTAGATCCTTTGGACTACCCAGGAGCAGAACATACTGGTATTTTTGTGCTAACTGATTTTTATACACCGGTTGAAAAGACTGTTATAGCTCAGGATCTTAATGAAGCCATTGCTCTTTTCCAAGCTACCTACGGACCCACTAGTCTTACCGATACCCCTGAACAATTACCATAAATAAATAAATGTCAAACGATCTTAAAGAATACGTAGTCACCCTTAAAAATTATTCGGATCTGGACGCTTTCTATGACGACATGGAAACACCAGGTGGTGACCTATACATTCCAGATCGTGCAGTCGATGTTTCTAATCGCAGACCCATAAGTCGAAATACCGAATATTGGTTAACCGACGAAGAAGCTGCAACAGTAAGAAAAGATCCCAGAGTACTTGCTGTTGAAATCCCTGTAAGAAATGATCCAAATTTAAAATTATCTGCTTGCTGGTCTGATACAGCACCCATGCCGAAAACTCGAGGCAGTATTCAGTCCAAGGATACTAACTGGGGTCTGGCTGCTATGTCTTTAACTTCTGCTGCAACAGATTCTACCTGGGGTCACCAATTAGGATCAGATGTTAATTCAGATACTTTACCATCGGGAGCTGCAAATACACTTAGAAAAACCTATACCGTTGGACAACTTGTAGAGGGTAGGAACGTAGATGTAGTAATTGCCGACGGGATTTTTAAGACCACAAATAGATATCTACAGGCTAATGCAGATGGTTCTGGTGGCTCTCGAGTAAATAGGATCAACTGGAACCAATATGTACCAAATTATGCTACTCGTAATTATAATTACGTAACAGCAGCATCGGATGCTTCTTCCTCTAGACATGGAGCAGCATGTGCTGGTATATCTGTTGGACACAAATATGGATGGGCCAGAAAGGCAAACATTTATAATATACTAGCTACTGGTGACGCCATAGCTGACAATGTACCCCAAGATGAATTTTTAGATGCTATTCGAAGTTGGCATAACAGCAAATCTGTAAATCCAGATACAGGATTTAAAAATCCTACTGTTGTGAACGCAAGTGTACAGTTATTAAGTCGTGCTTTCAGTATTGATTATTTTTTTTATAATATTAACCCCATGAACCCTCCAATCACATTTATTGTTTACAGGGGCACAACATACCAAGGCAACCCGGCAAATTCTTTCAAATGGTCCTATCAGGACCCTGTTGACATGGCTTCAATTTGGAACGGCGTTACATTCTTAAAGAATTTAAATTTTTCACACCTACAACCTGGATCAGAAAGTTTTTTCGCCACCGGGGCAATAAACATTGCCATACAAGAAGATATTAAAGACGCAGTTATCGATGGTATCATCTTCATATCTGCTGCAGGCAATTTCACATTACAGGAAGTTCCTTCAACAGATCCTGATTATGACAATAAACTCACTAATAATGTTTTTGAATGGTATTACAATAGACCTAATTATATTGGTGATGCAGACTCATGCATTAGGGTTGGTGCAGTTTCACAATATACAGAACCCTATCCCGCTAATTTTTCTAATCGTGGCACCAGAATAGACATATTTGCTCCAGGTGCCTTTGTAGTTACAACCAGCGATGAACCTGATTCAGCTGGTATACCTGTTCCTATAACAGATAGTACTTACAATACATATGGCATCACTGACGGGTGGGTTCATAGATCCACATCAGGAACAAGTTTTGCAGCACCACAGATAGCTGGTATTGTTGCTTGTGTTTTAGAACTTAAACCCAACATGACACCGGCCGAAGTAAAAAGCTGGTTAATTAGTAATAGTCGAAAAAATATAATGGCTTCTTCTGGACGTGATGATTATGCTTATGGAGCTTTACACCTTAGAAGATCTGTAAATCGTTATGCTTTTACTCCTTTAAATAACATTACTTTTGCTACATCTATTTCTGCTGCAACAGTTAACGAAGGTGACACAGTAACCTTTACAATTAATACAACTAATATTCCAGATGGTTCTACTTTATACTGGAGTTTAGCCTTAAACAGTACTGCAACTGCTGCAGACTTTGAAGATGGACTAAACACTGGTTCATTTACTGTAACCAATAATACAGGATCTTTTAGTAGAAAAATTAAATCCGATGCATTAACAGAAAATGCAACCGAAACGTTTGCTTATAATATTAGAACTGGCGGTTATACAGGTACAATTCAGATAACAACTCCAACAATTACCATATCTGACACCAGTAAAACAGGTGTAGTTACCAGAACACCTACATACAGTGTTACAACCAGTACTAGTTCTGGTACTGAGAATATCAATGAATCTGGATCAGTTGAATTCACATTAAGAGTAACCAATGTTAATAATAACACTGCTTTTAATTGGGTAAACCTAGGCACTACAAGTGCTACTGATTTTGTTGAAAATATAAATTCAGGGTCTTTTAATATTAGCACAGATAGCGCAGGAACTGGTACTTACAAACTTTCATTAAATTTAAGATCAGATTTTACTACCGAAGGTAATAATCAACCCGAAACCATTCAGATAGGGTTTAGGTTGGCATCTGATACCATTAACTATGTTGCATCAAGCTCAACAGTTTTTGTTGAAGATACCAGTAAAACTGTAGCTGATCCAATTTACAGCATAAGCATAGATGGAAATCCAGCAACTGTTAATGAAGGCGATACCATAAGTGTAACCTGCACAGCATCTGTGGCTGGCGGTCCAGATATCATACCCTATGAAATAACAGGTATAAGTGCAGCGGACCTAACCAGAAAAGCCGGTCAGCCAAACCCTTCTACTTTAACTGGTATTTTCCAGTTAATGGATACAAGCCACACATTAAAATTTGTTACCAAACAGGATCTAAGTACCAATGAAGGTAACGAAACTTTTACAATTAACATAATAACTAGTAGCAAAACTACTGCTACAGTTTCCAGAGTTCTTAATACGGCCATACCTGGTAACATTTTAATTTTAGGCGATAGTCTATCCTCAAGGATCAATCCTTATTTCGATTATAGAGCAACTATTTCTGGGGGTACTGATTTAGGCAGAGTTCCCACACTAAGCCAAACTCAATCAAATGGTCAGTTTGCAGATTATGATATATGGCCAGAAATTTTAGCCTGGAATTTAAATCTATATGCCAATGGAGACAGTCGTCAACGAAATGGGCAAATTATTAACCCAATGGCAAACAGATCAGCTGCTATAAATTTTTCAAAGGTAATAAGAGATAACAGTGGTATAGTTAACGAAGCCTATGGTGGGTTTCAGTCAGGGCACTTTATACAGTATGGTGAAATACCCAGTGGCAACGTAGCTGCTGCAGGGGGTTATGATGCCATCAAAGGTGTAATATTTGCCATTGGTGTAAACGATTTTATTCAGGAAAGATCATTATTTAATTATTATGGTCAAACTGGTAGTCAAAGCTCATCCCAAGCATCAGCCCCTACGCCAATGTCAAAAGGTGATATTTTCGAACCAGCTACTAATATAAGTATTACTAAAATTAAAAGCAGAATTAAAACTGTATGCCAGGCATTCACAACAAGAAAAATACCTGTATTTCTTATTGGTATGCCTTATGTAGGATCACAAGATTTTACAGTGGATTACACCTGGTCTTATCGTATAGGAGTGTCTCCATTGCCCTATGTGCCCGGTGTTCCTGCAAATGCTATTGCTGACCATCCCATGTATGCAGAAATAGCCAGTGAAGTTTCTGGGGTTTACTTAATACCAAATCTAATAACTACCTTATATACTTCGGGCAATCCATTGTTAAATAGAGACAGTGGTATGTACGATGTATTGCATCCCAATCAAAGAGGACATTATTTCTTGGCCTACAGAATCATGGAGGCCATACAAAACTTTTCTGGTAAGCCAGGTATTAGAATGAGTTTTATGAATAGAGTTACTTATAACACTACAAATTTTAATAATTATGTGCCTCCTTACAAAACAACAGACATAACACCGCCATCATACGTTAGAGCAGAATAATGGCACTGTCAGCTTCTACCATAATTTTAGATACATCCAAGATAACCTATTCTCTGGCTGCAACTGTTACCACTCTGAACGAAGGGCAAAGCGTAACATTTACGCTTACAACTACAGCATCTAATGGTACTAGTATTCCCTATGTTATTTCGGGTATAGATGCTGCAGACCTAGAACCTATAGACACTGCATTAACAGGAAATTTTGTAGCTGGCAGTTCAACAACTTTGACATTAACTTTGAGATCAGATAGAAAGACCGAAGGCACTGAAACTTTATTGATGACTCTTACTGGAACAGGTGTAAGTAGATCTGTAACCATTCAGGATACTAGTATAGATCCTCCGCCTTCTCCTCCTACCATAGTTAGCATACAACCCAACAGAACCGAAGTAAATGAAACTACAAGCAGAACAGTAACCTTTAGTTATAGTTTTTCAAATAGATTGAGCAGAAAAATATATTGGAAAGTTAATGGTTTAACTGCTACAACAACAGAAGCAGATTTCACAACATTGGGAGGCGAACTTAATTCTGACTCAGGAACATTTGATGT